ATCAATCTCAATATTTTGGTGATCTTACCTTAGAAAATATATTGTTCAATAAACAAAAAGGATTTATAATTATAGATCCTGCCACAATAGAATATGATTCATGGTATTTTGATCTTGCTAAATTGAATCAAGATCTAACCTGTAAATGGTTTTTGCGTAACAGTAGAATTAATCTTGACCATAAGCTATCACTATTAAAACGATATATTGAAGAACATTGCGGTGAAATAAATACATATCTCACTATTGCAATGTTACTTAGAGTTTATAAACATGCTCTTAAAGATAATACAACTAAAGATTTTTTAAATAGGCATATAAATTTACTATGGAAATAATAGTACCTGCTGCCGGATTATCAACTAGGTTCCCAGGAACGAGACCTAAGTATTTGTTGTATGATTACTCTGGAACTCTAATGCTTCGTAAAGCATTAGAACCATTTATCGGTAAGTACAACATAACAATAGGTATACTACACCAACATGCGATACAATATGATGCTGTTAAGATTATTAATAGAGAAGTAGGCAATGTTAACATTGTAGTTATAGACCAACCCACCAAAGGTCCTGCAGAAACCGTTTATAGAATACTTAATAAATTTGAGAAAGATGTGGAATTTTTAGTCAAAGATTGTGATAACTTTTTTGACATAAACTATATTACAGGAAACGTAATTTATACAAGTGACATTAGACACCATGAGACATTACGGAAATTAGCATCTAAATCATTTGTGACACTTAATAGTCAAGGTTTAGTTTTAGGTATAGTTGAAAAAGAAATAGTTAGTAATTATTTTTGTATAGGTGCTTATAAGTTTGAATCGTCGAATCAATACAAACAGGCATATGATGCTATACTTAAAAATAGTAACAAAGAAATATTTGTATCACATATCATTAGTTATATGCTTGATAATAATGTAGTATTTTTGAATAAAGATATTATAGATTTTGTAGATGCTGGAACATTAGAAGATTGGAATAAGTACAATTATAAACCTACAATTTTCTGTGATATTGATGGGACACTAGTTAAATCTATGCATAGACCATATGATGGTGAGTATGAGGTACTTAAAAACAATTATTCGGTAATAAAACGAGAATATGATAGAGGATGCCAAATAATATTTACAACAGCAAGACCGTCTTCAGCTGAAGCTGTTACTAGTATTATGTTGCAGCAATTGGGGTTTGTTAATTGTAAATTAATAATGGGATTACATAATGCGCCTCGAATACTTATTAACGATTATCATCCAACAAATAAGTATCCAAGTGCTTTAAGTTTTAATGTTAAACGAGACGAGGATGATTTAGGTGAATTATATCATGAACAAGCAAATTAGTTATAAGTATAACGAAGATAAGCTATTACAAGAACTAAAAGAATACGTGGATTCCACGTACAGTCAACATTATGCCCAAGGAAAAATACAGACTACAGAATTCATTATTGATAACGGTCATGGTATTGGTCATACTGTTGGTAATATAATTAAGTATGCCCAAAGGTATGGAAAGAAAGCCGGAAGGAATAGGAAAGACATACAAAAGATATTACACTACGCATTAATAATGTTATATGTACACGATACTGAAACAACTATTGAAAAGGAATTAGATAATGCAAATAAGTAAAGAAACAATTGATGTTCTAAAGAATTTTGCCAATGTGAATAGTAATATTCTTATTCGAAAAGGCAAGACGCTTTCAACAATTAGTACAGCAAAAAATATTTTTGCAAAGGCAGTAGTGACCGAGGATTTTCCTGTAGAAGTTCCTATCTATGATCTTAATTCTTTGTTAGCTCTTCTAACATTAATGGAGAATCAGAATGTAGAGTTTGGTGATAAGTCTTTGACTATCTCCAAGGATGGTGGTAAATTTGAATATTTCTATTCGAACCCATCAGTAATTGTTGCTGCACCTGATAAAAGTATTGAGTTGGATAATCATTTTCAGTTTAAACTTTCCGCTGAAGATGTTCAAATGATTGTAAAGGCTGCAGCCATTACTTCCGCACCAACTATTTCTGTTGTATGCAGACACCAACAAGTTGTTCTTACTATTGGTGATAAAAAGAATGACACTGCTAATACCTATAAGAAAATTATTGGCCCTGGGTTAGAAGATTTTGAATGCCATATCGCAGTAGAGAACTTTAAAGTTATTCCGGATGCTTATACTGTTACTGTATCCAAAAAGAAATTCTTTCACTTTAAACATGAAACAAAGTCTATTGAATATTTTATTGCAATGGAACCGGATTCTGTCGTATGACCAAAGCTGAGGAAAATATTCGTTATGTAGCTAGAATTATTAGTGAACGCGAATGTGGTTCGCAGGAACAATGGGAATACTATATTCCCAGAGCATGGGATATTGTTTTGCTCATAGAACAGCTTGGATTTCTAAATAAGAAAAAGTTCTGGGGTGAAAAGTCTGAGTAGTTATATTATGGAGTGGTTATGGAAATTCGTGAAGATCAATTTCTTTGGGTTGAGCGGTATCGCCCGAGAAAGTTAAGTGATTGTATTCTCCCTGCAGATCAGAAAAAAATATTTGAGGAGATGATTGGTAAAGGTGAGATTCAGAATATGCTACTATGTGGTTCTGCTGGCGTAGGCAAGACCACTGTAGCCAGAGCATTGTGTGAAGAATTAGAAACAGATTATATTGTTATAAATGGTTCAGAAGAATCTGGTATCGATGTTCTTCGTACAAAAATTAAACAGTTCGCTTCCACAGTATCTTTTAGTGGTAAGACTAAAGTTGTTATTTTAGATGAGGCAGATTATCTTAACCCTAATTCGACACAACCTGCTCTTAGGGCGTTCATAGAAGAATTTTCATCTAATTGTAGATTCATTTTTACTTGTAACTTTAAAAATAGAATTATTCCTCCCTTGCATTCTAGATGCACTGTTATTGAATTCAAATTACCCAAAGAAGAAAAACCAAAGATTGCTGCTAGATTTTTTAAGCGTGCGTCTGATATACTCGCTCTTGAGCAGATCGGTTTTGATTCTAAAGTACTAGCTAAGGTCATTGAAAAATATTTTCCAGATTATCGTCGTATTCTAAATGAATTGCAGCGTTATTCTGTATCAGGTAAAATAGATGAAGGTATTCTAGTTAGTGTAGGTGAAGTAAATCTACAAGAGCTCACGGTTGCTCTTAAAGAGAAGGATTGGAAACGCATGCGTACTTGGGTTGTCAATAATCTTGATAATGATCCCAGTACTATTCTAAGAAAAATATATGATACGCTGACAGATCAAGTTGTACAAGTACCACAACTGATTCTTATTCTAGCAGATTATCAGTATAAGAGTGCATTTTGTGCAGATCAGGAAATTAATCTAGTAGCATGCCTTACAGAAATAATGGCATCAGTTGAATTCAAATGAGTGAAAGATTCATCTATTGGTATTTTAAAAATATTATTCCTCAGAGTTTAATTGACGAATGCCTAAGTTATGATGATTTTAAAATAGCAGGCATATCTTTAGATCAACGAGAAGGAGAAACAATAGTTGATAACTATAGAAATGCTATGGTCAATAGATTAGATCCACGTTCAAATATAGGACAATTGCTTAAGAAATGCGGTGATGATGCAAATCTATACTTTAATTTTGATCTAGATGATATCAAACAATTAGAAGTAATACGATACACCAAAGGTGGTAAGTATGATTTGCATCAAGACTTTATCTCGAACTATAAAGATGATTTTATTTACAAATTAACTATACTTGGATTTCTAAATAAGGATTTTGTTGGAGGGGAGTTTTACTTGTTAACTAATAGAGATAAATTTTATGTGGACTACGCTCCCGGGGACGTTATAGTTTTTCCTACATTTACGATGCATTGTGTTGAACCTGTCATTGTTGGTAATAGGTATTCTGTTGTGACCTGGTATGGGGGAAAACCGTGGCGTTAAAAAATACAGTAGAATTTTATGAAATTACGAATTGCAGGTATTGATTATGATGTTCAATATGTATCCTCAGAAGAATTGAATGGGTTACTTGGTACAGCAGATTTTAATGCGCAAAAAATTAGAATAAATAAAAACGCAACGGATGCGACCCAGCATATTGCAGTTATACATGAAATTATTCATATTTTAGATAAATCATATAACATCAAGTTATCTGAGGAGCAGGTTGTTTATCTTGCTCAGGCAATCGTTGCTCTTGTGAAAGAAAATCCAGATTTTATATTATGAAACCTAAATCCTATAAACCCACTAGAACTGTTGCACAAAGTATATCTGATAATAAGTTATTCGGTGAGCCATCAATAACTTATGTGGAAGAATCTTATGATGCTCCTAAAATTTCCCCGTTTGATTTTATCAATTCAATTCATTATAGTAAGGAAAATTTAATTGTAGATGACTGGTCTGAGAAACAATACAATCCTTATATTGTAAATCGTGGATTGTCATATGGATCTGATACAGTTATTCCTGCGAATGAGATGAACTCAAGACCCCATATTCCAAAGGCTCTTCAGTTTTCGTTCTTAATAAATATCATTAGGCCTAAAAAAAGATTTAATAAATGGATAAAGCCTGAAAAAATTGATGCGTTAGAAGTAATTAAGGAATACTATGGATATAGCACAGTAAAGGCCCGCCAAGTACTTCCTCTTCTAGACGAATCCAAAATAGATTATTTAAGAACAAAACTATATAAAGGTGGAAGAGATGTCTGAGGAATTCTTCAAAATTGATTTTCCGGGATATATTCCTTTGGAAATCAATCTATTACAACCTGACGATTTTTTAAAGGTCAGGGAAACTCTTACCAGAATTGGCGTAGCTTCCAGAAAAGACAAAGTTCTTTATCAATCTTGCCATATTCTACATAAGCAGGGTAGGTATTTTATTGTGCATTTTAAAGAACTATTTGCTCTTGATGGAAAACAAGCAGATCTTACTGACAATGATCTTCAAAGAAGAAATACTATAGCAAAATTGCTTGTGGATTGGGGCCTAGTCAAGATAGTTGATTCCAATAAATTCATGGATATGGCACCTTTATCGCAGATCAAAGTCATTTCTTTTAAAGAAAAGGATGACTGGGATTTACAAACTAAGTATAATATTGGTAAGAAAAAGCAGTCTGTGTAATAAATAATTATATCCCCGGGATGGGACTAGCATGCCAGCGAAGGCTAGTAAAATATACACTGGTACCAACGCCATTTGGGTTGGTAATCTTAATCTCGCTTAAAAGGAGAACTTAAATGACACTACTTCTGAAAAACGGACCGTATGATATGTTTAAAGATTTTGACAAATTGTTTGTAGGTTTCGATGACACCTATAATCGCATGTTGAAATTTCATGACGATGTGACCAAAAATATTCCTAACTATCCTCCATATAATATTCGCAAGGTAGAAGATAACAAGTATGTTATTGAACTTGCTATTGCAGGATTCAGTCGTAATGATGTAGAAATCACATTTGAAGAAAATAAGTTAATTGTATCTGGTCGTACATCTGACGACAATGACAATTTTCTGTTCAAAGGAATTGCTAACAGAGCATTTACTCGTACATTCTTTTTAGATGACACTATTGAAATTAATGATGCATCTATGATTAATGGTATGCTTAAAATTGCTTTGGAAAAAATTATTCCCGAACACAAAAAACCAAAAAAAATTGAAGTAAAAGATTCTGAAACTAAAACAACTAAGAAAACACTTTTGACTGAGAAAAACACTAGAGATGAACCAAACATTTAAGATCCAGCAGCAGTTCGCGCGGATTCGTAATTGGTTGGTAAGATTTTTTGCAGTGCCTAACTATGCTGAGTTGTATCTCTCCAAAAGCATAGATCGCGCAGACTTCGATTATAGAGAGAAAATTCTAAAATCAAGAGGTCTATTATGAGCGTATTTAAAAAAATATGGCAAATTCTAGAAAGTATCGGTGAAGGTAGACGTATGAGAGTAGATAAACAGATTCAAGAATACGTCAAGAATCGTACATAATAAAAAGGGGCACACAAGTGCCCCTACACTTTTAAGGACTTATATGATTAAGATTATAAAATTGACCACAGGTGAAGAAATCATGGGTGACGTTAACGAAGATTATGCTATTCGTGAACCAGCAATTCTTCAAATGGTACCTTCAAGAACTGATCCTAATAAGGCAGCAATGGCATTAATTCCATACTCACCTTATTCAAAAAATAATCGTTTAGAATTAAATGCAGAGCATATCATTTGGGAAAGTGAACCTGTAGAAGAACTTTATAATCAATACAATTCAATCTTCGGTAGTGGCATTCAAATTGCAAGATGAAACAGTATAAAAAACCCAGTCCCGTAGTGTACATTGATCCAAGTACTAACCTTCCCAAGTGTGATCCTGTTATCTGTGCTGATAAACTACGGGCTTTCTTTGAAATAAAAGAAACTAATTATAAATGGGTTGGTGGTCCAGTTATTCACAAGTTCTTTTATTCTATATGTGACGAATGCGGTACAAGAACAATAACTAGTTCTGATAAAAGACGCACAGATGAATCGTATAAGCAAGGGATTAATAATCAGGGAACCGATCCAGATATCAAGGAGATGTTAGATGGCAGACAAGAAGCATGAAAGTGTAGTGAAAAGAACACGTCAGAATGGTAGTAAAACTGCCACTATGAATAAACATGTTAAAAGACGACATAAGAAATACAGGGGACAGGGTAAGTAATGAGTCTGTTAATGTTCAGCCATTTTCACAGAAGTTTTCCTTTTAATCACAATTCTTCTTGGTTAAAAGCGACCTATGTGAAAGGTGATACCTGGGAACCAACACCTGAGGATGGACAGTATATAAATGTAATTCAAGAAGACAGCATCTTTAATTATAAACATCATTATCAAAATATAAGTGATATAGATTTTCTTAAAGCAATAGGACAACAATCAACTGATTATTATGTGTTGAAATATGCAAGTGCAGATTATCTTGGAGTAACATCATATAGAAGATATTTAAAAATAGATGGTGGAAATGAGGATAAAATTATAACATCTCCTAGTCAAGAAGCATGCAATGAGTTATCATCAGAAAGAATTAAAGATATTGCTTTAGAATATTTTCAACATTATGATATTATTACCAATAAATTCGTGAATCATGGTTGGAGAATAGACACTCAATATTGCCAGCACCAAGATACAAAATTTTGGTTCTTGTTTTTAGAAGCAATTAATACTCTTTATCCGGAATACAGTTCTAAAATGTCTTGGTTCAGTGAAGCTAGCCCTATAAATTATGAGGGTGCCTACATAGCTAAACAAAGTATATTCAAAAAATTAGTAGATCAATACTTTAATATTATGAATTATATTTGGACAAATTCTAAAGACAATTATCCTTTGCCTGGTACAGTTGCTGAGGAATTCCCTTGGAGATACCCCGGATTTCTAAACGAAAGATTTGTTCCATTCTTTATGTCTGCTAATGAATATAAAATTAAGGAAGTGCCTTTAGTGGTATTGAAATGATAGATAATCTAGATAATGTGGTTGTGAAAAAACCTTGGGGGTACGAATATCTCTGTTATAAAAATAAAAATTTGGCTATATGGTTTTTGCATATAGTAAAGAATAGATCTACATCTTTACATTGTCATCCTAAAAAACATACTAGCTTGATAGTGTTGAATGGTGCGGTTAATGTTTCTTTTATGAGAAGTAGTACTTTTATCAAGGCACTGGATAAAATAGGTATTTTTAGAAGTCGCTTTCATTCAACTACTGCGCTAACTGATGATACGTTTCTTTTGGAAGTAGAAACACCTGAAGATAAACATGACCTTGTTAGATTAAAAGACTCATATGGTAGAGAAAATAAAGGGTATGAGACACAGGAACATTTTACCCTTAAAACAACTGAAGAACTTTGGATTAACGACCCCACATTTAATAGTGTTCAACACCATAAGAATATAACATTTAATCATTTTATTGCAGATGAGAGAATTAAATTATTTGATGAGAAAGATTTAATGATAGTCACCGAGGGTGGTATTGTAACTGATAAAAACGATCAATTAGTTTATCCTGGCGATACTATAGATGGTGAGTCATTGAATACATTGTCCAATTCATTTATCCTTTTACCTACTACAACACTAATTCATATAAAACAATGATTCATATATTTGACCTAGACAAAACACTTTGGGATACCCAAGATAGACATGGTAATTCTATTTGGGCTAAACAAATGATATTTCCTTTTGTAAAAATTAATGAGGATAAAATTTTAGATGATGTGTATTCAT